TGTATTTTTGTTGTAAATTAGGGAATATTTAAAATATATTTTGTTTTATAATTGAAAAAAGGGGAATTACATGGCCACAAACTTCACAGTTACTCAGCATAAATCTGCTAAATCTCAACCATCTAATTATGAAGTGGTTAGAGAATACCGCAAAGAGCGTGAGCACGTCATGGCGCTTGAAAAAGAGTTAAAAAAGCACGAAAAGACTGATATTACCCACGCACATCCTAGACATAGCCCTAGCCCAAGCATGAATCAGCCCAAGGCAGGCATCCCAGCTCTACGCAAGGGGTAAGTACATCTTTTTGTACAAGTCGGTTATAGGCACGTTTACAGGCCATTGGTCGGTTATCAAAAGATAATGCAAGGTTTTTAGATGTGCGTTAACCCAAATAGTCTGTCGTTCATCTTTGGTTAACTCATTGCCTTGATCTACATCGTGATGGCAAGATTGGCATAGGGCAGCAACATAGTTATCGCTTGCCTTGATGCCACGCCCTTTACCTCCATGCCAATTAGAGTGTGTCGCCTGAGATTGGTAATGCCCACAGTTTTGGCAATTCAGGCTTGCGACTACTTCCAATAACCGTTTGTTCCGTACATATTGTGTTTTCAAGTATGACTTCACGGGTTGTGTATCTATGCCCTTGGGTACAGGTGTATCGTCTTCTTTTTGTATCGTCTTCATTTGTTCTTGTTTCTAAAATCTTACCGTTGCGTTGGCATACTGGGCATTTCATTCGTGTGACCTTATAGCTAATCGTTCTGAGGCTTCTCTAGTGCGCCACACATCGATATGTAGGCGTGAGGATTCTAATTGATACTTCAAAGTTTCTTCTTCTTTGACTGAGGAGATTAACTCATCAATTAATGCTATGTAAACAGGGTTTGCAAGGGCATCACGTTCTTGAGCTGCTACTTGAGTAATGCCATCAGCAAATGCTTGTTGCATCAGGATTGCTTTGGTAGTCTTTAGTTTTAATTCATTACCAATTCTGTTGGATTTAGCATTAGCATAGTTACTTGCAAAGTTACCAATAAATTCAGCGTGTTTTTCAGGACTCATTTTTTGCCTTTTGACGTTTAGACATATTTTTTAGCACAAGCAACGCAATATAGGGCATAGCCACCACCAACACCACATTCAGCACAAGACCCTTTTACTGGTTGTAACAATGCTTCTTTTATGGCGGCAATACAGGCGTACATTTGTGGTTCAAAGTCTGCTAACACCCAACCATCCATGTTGAGCTGTTCAATTAACTCAAGCGACATTTCTAATGCTTTGTTTTTTCTCATTTTTCTTTTTTTCCAACCTAGTGCGATAGTGTTTCTACCAGTAGCCATAATAAAACCCCCAATATTGATATTAAACAAATTAAACCAAATAAAGTTAAAGTTAAAACAATCGTACTCATTTTGTCTCCTTTATTATTAGTTCTACGTAAGGTTCACCATAAACTTTAGTAGTAAACAAATCAACAACCTGTGCATCGTCAACATAAACAATACCATTCATGCTATCAAGAAATGCTTTTACTATGTTATCAATGTCAGGTTTCTTTGTTGGGCGTTCCAAACCGCTTAAACAGTCTGCCTTGCGTGTTTTAGAGTAAGACGCTGGTATAGGGTAAGAAATGTAAATAAATGCCACCAAGGGGGTCTTTAAGGGTTCAGATGCGCCCATAGCAACCATTGCAATGTCACTTATTTGATTTTCGTAGGTTTTAGTTTTTTCATCTGTGTATGTAGAAACAAACTTACCACGCCTAGCAAATCGTGGACGGCCTTTGCCCTGTGGTTTGCCAGGCACTTTAAATGTAACTAGAAATGTCATAATTTAATTAAAAAATCCATAGGGTCATAACGATAAACATTAATTTTTCTTTGACTTGTTTGTTTCCAAGTATTTTTATGGGAAATTCCAAACCTTTGTGCAATACAAATCCATCCCATCGATCTCCAAAACAAATTAGATTCCAAATCATCAGCGCAGCCTGCACTAAATGCAAAAGTACCTTGTGTTTTCCCATATTCAACTACGGTATCAAGAAGTAACATTCCCCTTGTTAATTTTCTTGCATCTGTTTGTAAACAAATTTGTGCAATTTTGCCTTTTTTGCTAATTGCATTTGGAATACCAAAACTTGCCAAACAAAAACCAACTAAATCACCATTACATTCAATTACAAACATTTTGTCATTGCAAACATTGCTCCATCTGTCACCAGTTTTAATACCTGTAATTGCTGATTCATAAGCCATTTTTGGTATAAAACCTAAACTATGACTTTCTTTTTTGGACAAAGAAATAACATAAGGAATATCTTCAATTACTGCTGGTCTAACAATTCCTAAATCATTAATTGTTAACATTTAATTCTTTCATTCTTTTAGCTATTGCTTTACCTAATCCTATCCACATACCACTTGAATCTTGTTCTAATTCTTTTACTCTTTGTCTAACATAGTCAATCCATCCATCAAGTAGAGCAAGTTTGGCGTAATGGTCAACTGGGTTCATACAAATAATAATTGTTGAGTAGGAACGGATAAACCTGAATCATATTTTTTACTATCACCTTTTGGATAAGATTCAACTTTGTATTTTAATTTTGAACGCAATAATTTTTTTTCTGTTTTATTTCCATGAAAATAAATGTATCGATGTTTTCTAGAACGCTGAACGTAATAAAAATCATCACCGTATTTTTCTTTCATTGAATCCAAACTCATGCCATCGGATATTGTTTTTGTATGTTTATGTTCTAAACCTTTTACTTGCCAATCTACCCTGTTAGCCGACAAGCCCGTGTATAAAAAATTAGTTGCTTGATAAACATAACCAACATGACCTTGTTCAGTATCAGCGTAAGAAACCACAATACTAGGTTTAGGTAACAATTTCATGCTATTAGCAATAAGAAAACTAGATTGATTTTTATAATTATCAAGTAAACAAAGCCTGTTTAATTCTAAAACTTTGTTTGAATATTCTTGGCCACATATACCCATGCAAAGGGATGGAGACGCTGGTATTCCGTAAGTTACAACGCCTACCATTTGATTGTCTTCATACAAACCAAATGCAAACATTATTTGAGGAATACGTTTAGCGTAATGCTTTTCTAAAAGCCAAGAATAAGTTTCTTCATTTTTAATTGGTAATACTTTCATACAATCCTTTGGACATAGTTATGCCTAGGGTGGATATACCACTCCCTCTCCAATCTAATCTCAGCTACAGTTATCATAAGTTATCTTAAATAGAAATTAAATCCAAGCTCGCATGACGGGTCTATTCATCTTATACAACTGGCCTAGTTTTCCACCTGAGTTACCAATTGCTTTACCGATACCTAAACCAAGTTCGGTCACGTTTTGCACAGGGGTGTATCTGTGTGCGGTGTTTTCTTCCAAGCAGTCCATTCAGACCCTCTGCTATCGTGTGGAGTACGGTCAGCAAAAGCAAAAACCCCATAATTCACTCTGTGGTCTTGGCTCTTGGCGAGAGCAACAGCAAGGCGATTGAAAGTAGTCAAAAGACTCGCTTGCTATACGACAAGACCACACAATAAACTATGGGGTTCATCGACACTTTCAATTACCTAGATGCCACTCTAGACAATTTCATTATAACCTAATTTAACAATTAATAAACCATTCAGGGTGTAGCAATTGAAGTTGCCAAATCCTAGCCTGGGGAATTTCTTTCCATCGGCAAACAGCTACCCTAGAAATACCTAGTATTTTTGCAAGTTTGTTCTGATTGCCAGCTAATTTAATTGCTTGTTCTTTATTCATACCTATATGTTAACATTTATTAACTAAAATACAACACATTTAAATAAATACAACATATTAGGGTATGTACCTAATAAATAGTTGTTGACCTATTGTTAATTTGCGTTAACATAGCGTCATGCCTTAAGCAATTCGCTAAGAGGTCTTTTTAGAAAGAAACTATGTTTCCATACAACAAAGCATTTAACACTATTGTTAAAACACAAGAAGAAGCAATCAATATCGCTTATGGCAAGCGTAAATTTGGTGGTGCTTTTTTACCCCACGAACTAGGTTTTATTGTTTATTGGTTGCCAAAGAATCTTGCACAAGATTTTGCATGGTAATGACCAAACAAGAAGCCAATCAAATACTTGATGAAGTTAAGGTTGGCATCCTACACCCCCCACACATAATCAATCAAGCCTTAATCATCACAGGAGATTTAAAGCCATGACACCTAGAACAATCATTGAAGCTTTTCCACAAACAATGGAATATGGCGCAGCAATTATTAAACCCTACAAACAATTTACAGCATCAGACATTGCAATTACTTTAGTTAGTATTGTTGGTTTTGTTGTTTTATTGTTAGACCTTTTCTTTTGGAGGGCAGTATGAACGAATTTAAATTAATTGTTACTGCGTGTGAAGACGCAATGGCCAAGTATGGCCATCAAAGCAATTTGGCATTTCAAGTAGGTTATTACAAATCACAGACCGAGCGTTTGTGTGCTGAAGTGGAATTTTTAAAGCAAGAGTTGGAATCAACAATCGAACAAATCAAAGACGTTATGAAAGATTTAGCATGAAAGAAATAGCAACAGCTTTGGTAAAAGCACAAAAGGCATTTAATCCCGCTTTAAAGCAGTCTGTAAACCCGCATTTTAAAAGCCGATACGTTGACCTAGCTGGGTGCGTTGAAGCGGTTATAGACGCATTAAACGACAACGGCATTTATTTGTTACAAAAGACTTATGACTGCGAAAACGGCATTATTTTAGAAACCATCTTTATCCACGAAAGCGGAGAATCCCTTGAGTGTGGTTTATTGCACTTTCCAGCTATCAAACACGATCCACAGGGTTACGCTAGTGCTTTGACTTACGCTAGAAGATATAGCCTTATGGCTGCTTGCGGTATAGCTCCTGAAGACGATGACGGCAACCAAGCATCAAAGCCAAAACCTAATCTACCAGTTAAAAGCCATGTTGAGCCTGAAAAACTTGGTTTATTGATTGACAAGATGAGAACGTGTGAAACAAAAGAGCAATTGTTTGCTAGTTATAAGATTGCATTACAAGCCTGTCATTCTGAAAAAGAATGGGAAACAATGGTCATTAAAGTCAAAGATGAACTAAAGGGGTTAATAAATGGATGATGTATTAGATGACATACCTTGCCCAGTTTGCGATCTAGGCGAGTTGGAAATAACAGAAACCCGTAAACATTTGCATTGTGCAATCTGCGGACATTATCAACTTATACCGAAAGATGACGATGATTTCTAAAAAAACTATTGTTGAAATTGCAATTGAGGCAGGCTTTCACAAGTATTCTGTTGA